GGTTAGAAGCCCCTACCGCGTTGTTTAGAGTGCCTTGATTGAACTGGCTAGTAGATGTGTCACGTCTTACGGAATAAGACGCGGTAACGCCCTCTGCACTCAACACGTTTTGCAATAGATCCGACGCAATATCCCCGGCATAGCGGTTTACGTATTCGTTGCCAGAATATGACCGCTTATCAGCTAGATAATGCATGTCTACACACTGGATTGTGTGCTCTCTGTTTACAGCAGGATACAAGCGCAATGATTGCACGTCGTTGATATAGCCGCTAAAGAGAGTACCTAACGTCGTGTCTACAATTTGCACAAATTGCCCAGGGCGATAGTTGCCAGTGCCCGCCGCGTCCTCTATGACAAATTGAGCGGTTGAGCGTTGATCGACTGTTTGTGAGAGTTGCAAGCTTTGCTCTTTAATGGCGACATATTGCGATGAGATAGAGATATTTATCATGCTATGCCGCCCTCAATCCAGTTTTTACGCGGATATCGTCAACAATATGAGGAGCCACGCCGCGCCCGATGATACGCCCGTCTAGCATGATGGTGATATTGACGGGTTGATTATTCGATGCTGTATTGTTTGCAGAGGAGGCTTGTACAGTGGGGGATGTAGCGGAACGACTGAGCATTGCTTGTGTATCCGCATTGTTGTATACGTTGCTTCCCGATGGCAACGCGATAAGCTCCGGGCCTTTTTCTCCAACAATGGCAAGACCACCGCCAAAATTCTGCACTCCGGTTGCAAAGCCTGGGATGTCATGAAAACCTAATGCAGACAAGCCACTGCCTATGGCATTGTGAATAGCGCCGCCTACAGCCCCGGCGGCTCCGCTTATCCCGTTTGCTATAGCCGTCATTAATTGTGATCCAAGCGCCGCCGCTCCACCAATAACGGTATTATTCCAAAATCCTGTTATTTGCCCCCATAGAGAATTTAACGGACCGGCAATATACGTTCCCCAGGCATTAGAAAAAACTGTACTTACTTTTCCCCATGCGTCACTAGCAAAACTAGACAATTGATTCCATTTGTCCTGCAAAAACTGTCCTGCACGTGATGCAAGGCTAGAAACAGTATTGAATATATTATTCCATATGCTTTGAGCTTGCCCAACCAGCCATGACCACTTTGAAGACACAAAATTGACAACCTGCGACCATTGACCTTGCAACCAGACAACCGCCGCCGCTACGTATACCCGGATCGTTAAAACAAGCTTATTCCAGAGTGAGGACGCAAAACCAACCAAGCGGTTCCACTGTGTAGATGCAAAGCTTGTTATACCGCTCCAAGTGGTTTGTAGCCATTTTTCTAGCCCAGAAACGAATTTTGTTATATTGTCACATAGATTTTTAAAGTAATAGTTGTGATCGTAAAGCCATTGAAAAGCCTTTACTGTATTTTCTGTCGTTGTTTTCCAAGTGTTTTGTATATTGTCGCCTACGCCCTTAAAAAATGTTTTCGTGTTATCCCACCCGGACTGTACCCCTTTTTGCGCCCCTGCGAATTGATCGTGGAACCATCCTCCAACATTCCCGAATACTTTTTGTACACCCTTCCATAGCCCGTCGAAAAATGCAGTTATCCCCGACCATATATTTTTAATGCCTGCAAGAGCGCCTGCCCAAACTCCTTGCAACCAGTGTGCGATATCTCCCCAATGTTGAACAATAAGGATAACTGCTGTAACAATTGCAATAATAGCGAGAATAGGTATGATGATTGGTGCAAACGCAACAAGCATTTCTATGCCAGTTGCAACGGCGGCTATACCCATTGCAATTAACCCTGCAATTAGAGGAGGAATAACAACAGCGGCAATAATACCTAATACAATTCCTAGCGTTATCAGGGTAGCTTTTAATATAGCTCCACCTAATTCTGTATTTGCGAAAAAGTTAATTACGGAGGCTAGACCATTAATAAGCCCAGATAGCACATTAACCACAACCGTTACAGTTGTGCCAATAGCCGACATGATACCGGGTAACATTCCGCTATTCGCAACCCATTGCAGGATGCCCGCTATGACAGGAGCTATAACCCCGATGAGATTTTGCAGAGCGGGTACTAGTTGGCCCTCAACTGCATTTATGATAGGCTCCGCCGCCGATTGCGCCCCCATCAGTACTTGACCGAATATCTTAATAGCAGGAACGGCAATAGTTGATAGACCACTAGCAACAGAAACCACAATCATATTGATGTTGTTGAATGAGCGTAAAAATTGCGAAATGAAGCCGGGTAGCATATTACCTAATAATTGACCAAATGATTTTAATGTACCAATTAACGGAGAAAACGAGCTAGACGCGCCCGCCCAATTCGCCGCCATTACCTTAACCATTCCTACCACATTAGCTATAATTGGGCTAAAAGCTGAAAATGTATCTTTTAATGTATTGCTTTTTGTCATCCATTCGCCAAATTGAGCAATAAGCGGAGCAACGGAATTAAGGAGATTAGTGATAATTGGCAGCAATGCGGAGCCTATATTGATTTTAAGCACATCAAACGACGCGCTAATACGTGCTATGCTAGCGTTGTATCCTTGTGAGGCTGTAGCGAAAACCTGGGCGGTTGTTCCGCTTGCCTTACCCATTGCCTTTAAGTTAGATGTAAAGTCACCTACAGAGTTTTCTAGAGCGTCAAAGCTTTGTAAAGCTGATTTGTTACCCCCTAACAGCTTTAGCATTTCTCCATCGCTTCCGTTTGTTTGCTGTTTCAAGTAGCTTAATTTATCAGCTAAGGACATGCTCTTAAAGGCGTTTTCATCGAAAGAAACCCCTAATTTATCGGCGCGTTGCTTGATTTGATCGACTTTCGGGCCAATTTGTGTAAACAGGTTCCCCAGGCTTGTACTGGCTTGTGCGACTGAGGGAAATCCGTGTGTTGTAAGGGTTGCAAGAGCGGCGTCCATATCACCAAAAGGCACATTAGCAGAACCCGCGCTAAGGGCTAATTTACCAATTACCGCCGCGTATTGTGGCATTTCGCCTTTGCCTAAGCTAACAGTTTTATTGAGCATATCCATATATGCCCCGGCTTGGGAAGCGGGCGCGTGCATGGCTTTTAAGCTCGTTGTAAGGGCATCGGCTACTACTGAGGTTTGCGCACCGGAGGATGCGGCGGTTTCTGCACTGAGTTTGAGGATATTGAGCGCATCGGCGGATTGATACCCGGCGGATACAATGGGGTATATGGCGTCTGCAAGGGCTTTAGGGCTTTGTCCGACTTGCGTAGCCATATCTTTAATAGAGGATGACATGCTATCTGCTTGTTGTTGTGTCATGCCCGCATAGGCTTGCACTTTAAGCATGGATTGCTGAAAATCGGCGGCGGCGGATACGCTACTGGATCCGAAGCCAATAGCAGCTTTACCGATCAACATAAAGCTATCGGTTAACGCTCCTGCAAAATTGCCATCTGCAAGATTTGATAATATTCCGCTTGCTTGTTGACCGGCTTGGGCAAGTCCAGAGACATCCCCATTGATTTTGACGGTCATTTCGCCCAGTAAACCCATAATTGCTTAAAATGTCCTTTATATGTGAAGTAGTAGAAAAAGAGGAATGAATAATAAAAAGGGCGTGCCCTGGGGGAATAGAGCACGCCCGGAACGGTTAAGGCCGTTTACCTTGACGATCAGACATCTAGTATAGCGTACCACAAACGCGACGTAATGTCAATAGGTTGTACGTACAAGATTTAGATGAGAGATGTTGTGTTGCTCTTTGACTGAGCTTTCTTGATAGCTTTTTCTTCATCTTCCGCTTTAAGCTCAAAGTACGCTAACCATTCTAAAAATGTGCCATGTGGCATTGATGCAAGCATAGCATCGGGATCATCTTTTTTAAGTTGGTGTGCAAGAAAGAAGGCGAAGCGCCGCTTTCCATCTTGCCTTAAGCGTTTTTTGCCGCCGTCCCGGCGGCGGCGTTAAGCCCAGATAGCGCAATACTAGCTTGTGCTACTTCCATGATTGGACCTAGCCCAGTTGCAAGCAGTGCATCCCGATCCGTCGGGGCAAAGATTAAGCTTTTATCCTCCGCATTGCGCAAAGTGGCAATTACCACACTGGCAATAAGCGCCGTTTGGTTAGTTTTGCCATCGGCTCCGGTTGCCGCGTCCACAATGGCGGAGGCATCGGCGGCGGATAGCTCTCTGATAATGAGTGATGTATCCGCCCATTCTGCAATAGTAACGGGTTGCTCTTTGAGAGGGCGTGTCAAAATGAGGTTTCTAATATCTGCTGTTTGCATAGTCGTTAATTCCTATGATTGGATGTAGTATATTGTTCCGTCGCTTTCAAAGTCTAATTCTTCATCTATGACCTTATCGACGGCTATTTTAATGGAGTCCTGCTTGAGAAAAGCAAAGCATTCATACCTCTGATTGCTGTTTGCTCCGCTATAAATGGAAACTACACAACGATTTTGAAGATACGCGGCAAATGTGGCATCAATCCACCATTTGCCCAGTTTGATTGATGTTTCTCCAATGGTTGCAAGCTTCGTTTTCCAAGGGGACGGCGGATTTTGAAAAGCTGTAACATCCTCTACGCCCATCTGTGGGGTAATGTCTGCTGTTTTCGCGTAACCCAAGAAGCTATAGGGCATGTAATAGGCAGATACGCGGCATGATGGAGTACCGCCGGATACTGGACTAGAAAAGACGATTTTACCGCCTACGTATTGGATACTAAATCCAGATGTAACCGTTGACCACGTTGTACCATCCGGGGAAGTCTGAACTGTTATAGTTTGACCTATATCCCAATAGCGCTTTGTGGCATCGGAGATAGAATATGTCTTGTGATCTCCGCTATCAGTTAAAACGATATTGGAGAAGCTTACAGAGGGCATTGACGTAATATAGATTTGGGCTAAATAGCCCGCTATCGCCGCCATGATATTTATCCTTTATAAACTGTCATGACAGATTAAACGTAAGTTAGCGCTCCACTGCCTTCGATGTCGAATTCGATGGTTTGCTCTTTTGACACGTCAATTTTTACTGCTTGCTGCTTAATGATGCCAGTTCCGCTATAGTTGTGTGTGCCGCCGGTTCCCGCGGGCCAAACTTTCCACGTGACGGTTGCCCCTGGGGTGGTGATAATCGAGGCTTGCAACGAGGCTTGCTGTGTATCCGACATGTCATAGTTGCCGCCCAACTTGATACTATAATCAGCTAGCCCCCCTAGCTTTTTCTTCCACTGGTTATTATTTAAATCTGTAATATCGTAAATGTCACCTTGAATAGTAAGATCTGCTGTTTTAACTCCGGTGATTGTTACCGGCGTGTTGCCAATCTGCACTATTGCAAGGTATCCGGCTTGTGCTGCCATGTGTTGTTACTCCTGTACAAAAATCTGGTATTGCGCTATGAGATGTATGGTCAATCCGTCTTGATCGGCATAGGTTTTTGTGCGTTGGTATCTTGTCGATACATGCGCGTGTGTTGCTAAAGTAAGGGGTTCTTGATCTATAAGTTCATTAATACGCTCTAGCATCGCGCTAGGGGCTTGTGTGCCCAGGTAACGGCTCCATATATGTATTGCAAAGTTAAGGACGTACCCGCGCCGTCCTAGCGTGTTCTCTGGGGTCTCTGTGACATCTCCCAACGTGACGTAATCGAACGGCTGATTTTGTGGTACTTTGCGCCAATCAAAAACCCCAACGACGCCCAGGCTTGCTAATGTTGTATCTATAGATCCCGACGGAACGAGCAGTGCATAGACCGCCGCTTGTACCTCATTAATTGCCGTCTGTACGCTCATTTATGCCTCTATTGTGAGATAAGATTTTCAAGCTTATCAATCATAGTGTTTGTATTATCGTCAAATTGAGGTTGTAAGTACGGTTGTGCCCCCATCTTGCTTGTTCCTAATTGCTGAAACCAACTATAACCGTCTGCTATACCGTATTTACTCCCGTAGCCTTCCCCGTCGCCGTAGGTAATCTCTACATCAATAGTCGTACTTGATTGCTCTATAATGATTCTTCCCGACTCTTTTAATCTTCCCTCGTCTACAGGTACGGCGCTTTGTGAGTCCTGATAAATGTTGTCCCCAGTTTCGGCAATGATATTTAGTGCTTCGTCTGCCATCTCTTGCGTTTTTTGTTGCAATGCGGAGGTAAGGTTATTTAACCCATTAAAGCTAATCATTGGTGTAATGTCCCTTTTGCTTGTAGTTCTTGACACTGCATAATGATAATCCGTCTGTTTTCGTCATCCACAAAAACGCTACGTATGTTAAAAATGCGTTGATTAACGCCGGAGCCATACAATACGCGATATGCGGGGCTTATGTTGGTTGATGGTCGATAACGAATTGTGATGGTAACAAAAACGGCTTCCTGTACTTGCTGCAATGCAAAAGTTTCATCACCTTTTTTTGATGGTTGAGGATAGGAGAATTGAGCGGGCACGCTATCACAACCTGTAACAGTTGTCCAGATAAACGCGCCGCCTCCTTGACCATCTGAGGATGTAGCGGGGGCTTGTATCGTGATCCGGCGGTTGAATTTTGATCCTGTCGTTGTTACTGGCTTCATTGCTAGATCCAATCTACCCGCCGGGATAATAATTTGTTAACTACAGGTTGTGGGGCTTCCACCGCTTCTCTGTTCTCATACCAGAATGCGATAAGCTCATACAAGCATTGGATGATGTCGGGCGGGCATGGATACGAGGGGTTATATCCAGTGGTAAATGTAAAACGCCACTGGTTAGCAGTAATGGGGTCCATGATATAAATTCGGGCGGGTTCTACTACATCATCAACGGTATAGATGCCTGTAAACGTTTGCCACGTATCAAAAACTGTTGTTCTGGTTTCAATCGTGATCGTCTGGTTTGCTTGGATCGGCGGCGCGGGACAATCAAAGTAAAATTGCGCCGCTCCAAACGGGTTAGCGCCTAATTGTTCCTGGTATTGGTACCAATTCGGGCCTTGATTTAGCGGGCCGCTCAGTTCGCCGCCTAATGGCCTATCAATCGTGTATACGGCTTGGATAGACTGAGTTGCAAGTGCTCTATGTGTAATGTCCTCTGCATATGCGCGTGCTCTTGAGATGATATTGCTAATCACCGTGTCCTCATCACTGAAATCAACACGTAGATATGCCTTAGCATCGCTTAAGCTGATCGGCTCCGTTGTAACTGGGGTAATTATTTTATACGCATTGCTCATCAGTCTATCCCTCTACTTAAACCGCCGCCGGGAAGATGCGGGGTTCGCCTAAGATCCATACACAGTCATATTGCGCTCCGGTCGCCGGGCTTCCGGTAACTGCAACGTTTACACGCACGTATGGTTGAGCGCCAATATAGCCGATACGCTGATTGATAGCAGTTCCGGCGCTAGAAATGGCGCTAGGCTGTGAGTGTCCACTGGGGAGGCTGTTACTATCAGTTGCTTTTACTGGGGTTGTGACGGTTGCAGACGTGGCTTGCCAACAAACAAGATCAGTAGCAGCAACGTTAGACCATGTGGAGCTATCCGCCGACTCCTGAATAGTGAACGTGTGCGTTCCATCCGTCCATGTGCCCGCCGGGATGTAGAGCGTTGCCGCGTTATAGCCGGTTAGTGTAATAGTTTGTCCAGTGATGTTATTTTTATTGGTTGGAAGAGCAGCAAGCCCGCTTTGTACTGTACCGAGCTTACTTACATTATCTCGCATTGATTATCTCCTAATTGTGTCATGACATATATGGAAGTGAGAGTGTACGTACTATGCGTACACTCTGCATTACGTGCATTTACTATGATGTAGCGCACTTAAGAACCCTAAAGGCTTCAGGCAAGAGCAGGTCTCCCCCAACCCTAATACGTGCAATAAAGCCAACCAAACCGGCAACTGCAAAAAGTTCGTTAAGTTGTTGCATGTTGAGGGTAACACGATCAACAATCATGTAGTTGGAGAAGTCACCAACGATAATCGGATAAGCGTTTGTACCAACTTCGGGCATATCTGGCATTTCGACGTAGGGACGCCCGTAGATGTTACCGGGGCCTGCTAAATCGCCATTAGCAAATGGTGTCCAGAGAGGGCGGGCCTGGTTGTCCTTAAACAAGCGGATGAGGTTAAGAGTACCACGTGTGAAAACGTAGGTTGAGTTCGCGTCATAGTCTGCTTTGAGGTCCATAGCCACATTTAGGATACTATCGGCGGTGATTGTGCTTGCGGAGCCACTGGGGACATAAGCAATAGCGTCCGTTACATTGTTCTTACCAGCACTACCACCGGGATATGAGGAGCTAGCCTTGATAGGATAGTTCAAAATGCCGCGTGGTTTGCCGTTCCCGTCGCCGTTAATAAATGCGCCGCCTTCTTTTTTCGCAAACTGCTTAGTAAGACGGTCTTTAATGAAGTCTTCCAGATTGAACATGCTATCTTCAAGGTTTTGCTGTGAAATCTTGAGAAGACCACGCATTTCATGCACTGGAATATTAATCATGCTTAACGTTGGGTCTTGAGAGTCAACATAGCTTGATTGTTCAGTAGCCCAATAAACAGTACTATCGTTTGCAAGGGCGGGCATTTGCACTTTTTCGCCGCTTGTCTTCTGTACACGGCAAATTTTGCGCATATTAGAAATGAGCAAACGATAAGCTAACAATTCGTCTTGAAAGTCAGTAGTAGCGAAAAAGCCGCCGGTTGTAGCATCACCAGCATACAACGCTTTACGCTCTTCGGGCATGTACTGATAAACAATATGCGCTTTTTCCTCTGGGGACAAAAGGTTCAAATCGCCGCGTGCTTTCATGGCACGTACGAAGGCCCGGCGTCCTTCGCTGTCTTTCTTTTCCTGGGCCATAGGAGGGCGGGCGGCGGCGATACGCTCTTTATTGATTTGATCCATTAGCTCATTGATACGGTTGTTCAATCCGTCAATGGCTGTTTTGTATTCGGCGGGCATTGCGCCGGTTTTAGAGGTCAAATCCTCTCTAAGAGACTTCTGTTCTTTATCCAGTACACTAACACGATTGCTCAAATCGTGGGAAAGTGTCTGTACCTCGTTTACCAAATCTGTGATAGTTGGCATGTTGTAATGTTGTCCTTATAACTAAGTGAGAATGATTATCAAATTGGGGGTTATTTGCGGAGGGATCGAAGGATGCTAAGGGCGTTTTCTAGTTCGTTCTCGTCTACAGTGCTATTATCTAGCGGGTGTGACTGAGCGCCGCGTGTACCTGTGTACGGAGCGGCTTTACCTTCTGCCCCTGTTTCGGGTTTTCCCTCATCAGTGCCATATGCCGATTCTGAACCTTGTAGGATGGTTGCTAGATCATCGGCGGCGCTATGCATAGCTTTTATATGCTCGTTCATGGCCTTTTTGTGTTCGTCTGCCATGCTTCGGATATTGTCAATATGTGCTTGTAATTTATCACTAGTGGCCTTGCTAATCGTGCGACCGTCTTTTGTGTACATGTTGCGTGCTCTTTCATTGCTCATAAAGTAGTTGGGGCTTCCGCTCATTCCATGCGCTTCTAATGTCTCTTGTAGGTAGTTGGATGCATCTAACTGGATACCCTTTTCTACCCAGGCTTTAAGAGCAGAGATAAAGCCCATTTTGTTACTTGGGGAGTCGTTGAGGATCGTATTTACCGTGTCTTGCTCCGGTTCATCCCCAATCATGAATTCATCAATTAGAGATTGTTTGAGGGCGTTTACAAGATTGTTAAAGTCGTAATACAGCCAATCTTCTATGCTTGCTTGTCTGTAGTGGTCGTTGAAGTCTTTACGCTGTATTGGTGTCATGACAGACTTGTTATCCCAGGGTGGAGTCTTGCCCATTTTTTTATAGTAAGAGGCTACTTTGCTTTTAACGGCGTCTACGTCGTCGATATTGGCTCCGCCCATGCTACCCTGTAGAACGGCGGCGACCGTCTCTATAGCACGCGGTACGGCCTTCATAGCGCCATCTACCTTGCATACAAACGGGAGCTTACAATCTGCCTCTGTTTCTGGGGGAGATTTGGCAGTCCAGAAAAAGTATTTTGCTGCTTTGCTCCAATCGCCGCCGGTTACGTCCTCTATGTCCTTAATGGCCTTTGATTTAGACCACGGGGTAGTATCGGGGGCAAGAGGGAAAGATCCGCCCGACGCGCCTTTGACGCTGGTTAATAAGGCTTCGCTATTCATTGCGAAGGTGACGGGGGATATCTCCCATAGGCGCAATTCTTTGAGTAGACGAGCGCCGGATGATTTATCGTACGTTGCGCCCCCACTGGGGATATCATAGCCAATTGAGAATTCGTTAATCACACCGGCCTTGATAAGCTCGTATGTCTCTCTTCCCAATTGAGTAGTGAGGACGATTTGACCCTTGCATTTAAGCCCGTGTTGATCTTCTGTCAAGTCATACCATCCACCAATAGGGCGGTCGGGGTCGTGTTGATAAAGCATCGTTGCCAGAAATTTAGCTTTTCCCGCTTCTTTGCGTGCTTTGCTGTTCTGTATCGTTCGCTTGAAAGCCCCAGGTTGTACTACGTCGCCGCCTTGGTCTTCCACATCGAATACGGAGCCATAAGCCTCAATTAAGCCTTGACCGTCATCTAATGCTTTTACACTAAATGATATAGTTTTGTGTTCTAATTTCATAACGTTCGGTTGTCCTTACAAGTAACACTAATCAACGGGAGTGACTTGACATTCGCAGTTTGGATGCGCCGGGGGTAGGATGTGACCACTATAGAACGGTTGTCCTAACTCTACAATTTGCGTGTTGTTGATGCTGCATGTATCACACGGGTTTATATCTGCATCCCACGTAATGCGGGTAACACCCTTGTCTTTGAGCGCTTTTAACTGCTTGTCTAAATCGTCCGGTTGATAGATCCCGTGTTTGTCCATCTCCTTATTTTGTGTCATGACATCTATAGCGCGGGTGTAACGTCTGAACTCAGATAGATCATGTTCCCGCGCCGGTAATACTTTCTCATCGGGAGCATGGGGGTTTCCTTTTCCATCGGCTCCGGTTGTGGGATTGGCGGGTTTAGATCCGGGCTTCTGAGGATCTTTAGCCGGGGGCGTCGGCTTATTGTTATCGTTATTTGTATCATTGGTGTTACTTCCTTGCGGTTGTGCGTTCTCGTCTACTGGCTCCGCAACGGGAGCGGGCGGCGCGGCGGGCGTTGTTAGGCTTTGTTCTGCATACTCTTGTAGCTTATCGGCGGGTACGAGCACCATACCAATTCTGTACACGTCACCTTCGGGCACTTCGGGTAATCCAGAGAGCACACGCGATTCGTTCAGAGTGCATTGACCATTCATCCACATTGTAGAGGATCGTTCCGCTTGTGCGTTCTTTTGATCCTGTATAACACTCTGGACTACTTCAACGCTTTCTTTATCGTAGTACAAACATGCGTTCTTAAGATCAGGGTATTTGGGTAGAAGCCAGTTCGTAAGGATAGCGTACAAGTCATCTAATTCAGGGAATATAGCCTCTGTGTAAGATGCCGCTTTTGCTTCTTGCACGTTGTTATAGGTTGATGCGGAGTTATCGCCGATGAGTTGAGGAGGTATAGAATAAATGTTCGCAATCATCGCGGCGTTATACTGGATACCTTCAAGCCAATCGAGAGACTCCGGTGATAATGCCATAGACTGCCATTGCAAACCAGCATCTAAAATTGGAGGCGTCCCGGCGTTTCTATAGCCTTGCATCTTTTCGCGTAACGCCGCTTGTAGACGATCCCTATCATTTTTTGATAGAGCAGTGGGGACGATCCAAGCACCCGGCGGGCGGGCGCTATTCTGCAAAAGTGCAAGGTTCCACAATTTAGCGGCTTTTTGTTGATCGACTAACACGGCGGCTATTTCTAGTGGAGATAAGCCGTAGAGATCATTGTCGGGATGCCAGTATTTAGAGTGTGCTATCTGTTGAGGGAGAATGGGGTTATCAAAGTATTCGTACTTGTAACCAGCTATGCCCCTGGTTTTAGTTGGCATGATTTGAACGAGATCCGGGCGGAGTACCCACAATTCCGCCGGGGGCGCGTTCTTGTTGCCAGTTACCGCGTATTGATAGGAGTTACCCGCTAAGAGCTTATAGCCTAGTATGCTTTCTCGA